CTGGATGCTATTATGGCTGCTGATGCATCCTTTATGTCGCTCCCTCCTGCTGTTCGGGAGCGTTTTGCTAACGATCCTGCGGCGTTAGTCGATTTCTGTTCTGACGAAGCAAATCGTTCCGAGGCTATGGAACTCGGACTTATCCCTCCACCTCGTAAAGGTGAGGGTTTTACTCCACCAGAAGTGGTTGTCACCGATAGCGAAAAGTCGTAGACTTTGAGCATGCACAGTTACTCTACTTGATGTAACTGTGCTAGGTGACACCTTTTACCTATCCTAACCGGAGGTTTTTATGCGTTCTTTACGTCGTCATGGTGTTAATAAACGGAAGTCGGCTCGTCGTTTCCGTCATGCTACTTCTAAGACTAAGGCTGCTAATATGGGCGGTCTTGCTCGTGGTGGTTGGCGTCTTTAACCATGTGTACTTCGCCTCTTAAGGCGTGGCGGGATCCTCGTAAGGGGATCTCGTTCTCTAAGTCCTCTCATTCTGGTGAGGAACTTTCGTTACCTTGTGGCCAATGTATTGAATGTCGCCTAAAACGTTCTCGTGATTGGGCTGTTCGTTGTATGCATGAGGCTTCATTACATGATAAGAATGCCTTTATAACTCTTACTTATGCTCCTGAGCATCTTCCAAAGGATTCTTCTTTGGATTACAAACATTTTCAGAAATTTATGAAACGTTTGCGTAAGCAGTTTACTGGTACTAATATACGTTTTTATATGTGTGGTGAATATGGTGAGAATTTTGGTCGACCGCACTTTCATGCATGTTTGTTTGGTATTGATTTTCCTGACCGTAAGTATTTAACTACTACTAAATCTGGGAGTAAACTATATACTTCAAAAATTCTAGAAAAGCTTTGGCCTTTTGGTTTATCCTCGATCGGCGATGTGACTTTTCAGAGCGCCGGATATGTCGCACGTTATATTATGAAAAAGATAACTGGCGACAATGCTTTTAATCAATATAATTTTATTGATGATGATGGTGTTATTGTTCGTTCTCGTGAACCAGAGTTTACTCGTATGTCGTTGAAGCCTGGTATTGGTGCTAATTGGTTAGCTAAGTTTCATTCTGATGTTTATCCTCATGACCATGTTATTGTTAATGGTCGTAAGAACGCTGTTCCTCGTTATTATGATAAACGTGTTCGTAAGGCTATTTTTCAGGCTGAGTATGGTAAGTTGCCTCCTGAAAAGTTTGCTTCTGAGGTTGCAGAGTACGATATTGATGATATACAATTTGAACGTTGTCTTCGTATGAGAGCTGCTGCTGATGCTAATAGCGATCGCAGTCTAGCTGCTCGTAATGAGCACAACAAAGCTAAACTTAAACTTTTGAAAAGGACTATCGAATGAAAATGATCGTATGCTCTATTAAAGATCGTGCTGCTGATGCTTTTGGACGCCCCTTCTTTGTTCCGTCTGTTGGTGTCGCCCTTCGTAGTTTTCAAGACGAGGTTAATCGTCAGGATGAAAACTCTCAGATCTACAATCATCCTGATGATTTTGATCTTTTCGAACTGGGTACTTGGTTCGATGATTCTGGCCTCTTTGAGTTGTATGAGGTTCCTAAACAACTGATGCTTGGTAAGCAAGCTAGAACAGTTGCCTAATCCTAGCCCCTTCGGGGGCTTTTTTGTTTGGAGTTCTTAAATGAAGATGATGCATAAGAATCGCTCTGTTTCAACTCATGACTTTGCGATGATTCCTAAAGCGGATATTCCGCGTTCTGCTTTCAATGCTCAGAAAGCTCATAAGACAACTTTTGATTCGTCTTATCTTGTTCCAATTTATGTTGATGAAGTTCTTCCAGGTGATACGCACACTCTAAAGATGACTGCGTTTACTCGTTTGGCTACTCCATTGTTTCCTGTTATGGATAACATGAAGATGGAGACTTTCTTTTTCTTTGTTCCTAACCGTCTTGTTTGGGAACATTGGGAAGAATTTATGGGTTTTGACCCTGTACCTTCTGTCCCTACTCCTACTTATACTGTTCCTCAGATTTCATCACCTAATGGTGGATGGGCTGTGAATAGTCTTCAGGACTATATGGGTTTACCTACTGTTGGTACTACTGTCGATGCTTCGGAGAAGATTACATGTATGTCTTTGTACATGCGTGCTTACAATCTTATTTGGAATGAATGGTTCCGTGATGAGAACCTTCAAGACCCTGTTGCTGTCGATTTAGATGATGGCCCTGATCTTGCTGCGGATTACTATTTACTTAAGCGTGGTAAGCGTAAGGATTACTTTACTGGTGCTTTGCCTTGGCCTCAAAAGGGAGATCCTGTAACTCTTCCTCTTGGTTCTTCTGCGCCTATTCGTGTTGAGGGTATTACTGCTACTAATGCTCAAACTCAATACTATAATGTTGCTGATTCTGGCAAAGATTCTTTGATTATGATTCAGAACGGTCAATATCCGTTCTACGCTGATCTTAGTGAAGCGACTGCTGCAACTATTAATCAGTTGCGTCAAGCCTTCCAGATGCAGCGTTTGCTTGAAAGGGATGCTCGTGGTGGTACTCGATACACTGAAATTGTACGTTCGCATTTTGGCGTTGTCTCTCCTGATGCTCGTTTGCAACGTCCTGAGTATATTGGTGGTGGTTCCAGTCCTATTAATGTCCACCCTATTGCCCAAACGTCTGCGTCTAACATTACTGGCGGCTCTTCGCCGCTTGGTAATCTTGCCGCAATGGGTACTGGTCTTGCTCACGGCCATGGCTTCACCTATTCGTCTACTGAACATGGAATGATTATTGGTTTGATGGAAGTTTCTGCTGATTTGACTTATCAGCAAGGTCTTCCTCGTCCCTTTAGTCGAAAGACTCGCTACGACTATTATTGGCCTGTGTTCTCTCATCTTGGTGAGCAAGAAATTCTCCAGAAGGAGATCTACGCTACCGGTAAGGCGGCTGATGATGAAAAGGTTTGGGGTTACCAGGAACGTTGGGCTGAGTACCGTTATAAGCCTTCTATGATTACTGGTTTATTCCGTTCTACTGCTGCTGGTACTTTGGATGCTTGGCATTTGGCTCAGAATTTTACTTCTGTACCTAATCTTAACGAATCGTTTATTGAGGATAATCCTCCTGTCGATCGTATTTTGGCTGTGCCTTCTTCTACTGGTAAACAGTTCCTTTGTGATATGTTCTTTGACGTTCGTATGGTTCGTCCTATGCCTATGTACTCTGTACCTGGTTTGGTTGATCACTTCTAATTGTCTTTAACAAACCTCCCTAACTTGTTGTTTAAGTTAGGGAGGATTTATGGAGGGTCTATGTCTATAGTTCATCATTTTTCATCTGGTGTTTATGCTAAACAGATGAATCTTCCTAAAGATTCTGTTATTGGTAAGCATGTTCATACTTATGATCACTTGAGTATTTTGTCTTCTGGTCAAGTTTTGGTTTATGTGGATGATTTAGAGCCTATGTTTTATGAGGCTCCTATTGCTATTACTATTTTGGCTAATAAGTCTCATGCTGTTCGTGCTTTGACTGATTCAGTATGGTTTTGTATTCATGCTACTGATGAGACTGATCCTGATCGAATTGATCAGGTTTTAATTGGAGATTAATATGCCTGCAATTATTGCTGCTGGTGCTACTTTAGGTGCTGCTGCTATTGGTGGTGGTTTGTCTTATATGGGTCAATCTTCTGCTAATGCTGCGAATCGTCAAATTGCTCGTGAGCAGATGGATTTTCAAGAACGAATGTCTAATACTTCGTATCAGCGTGCTGTTGCTGATCTTCGTGCTGCTGGTCTTAATCCTATGATGGCTTATGGTTCTATGGGTGCTTCTTCGCCCTCTGGTGCTACTGGTATTGCTCAACAGAATACTTTGTCTGGTCTTGGTTCTGCTATTACTGAGTCTGGTTCTCGTATTTCTGAGATTACTAAGCGTTCTGCTGAAACTGAAAATATTAAGGATCAGAATGCTCAGGTTGCTGCTAATATAAAACTTATTAATCAGCAACAAGCAACTTCTGCTGCTCAAGAAGCTGATGCTTTGGCTTCTGTTCCTGTTAAGGTTTCCCAGGCACGTTTAAATTCTGCTAGTGAAGCTGCTCAACGTGCTACTGCTTATAAAACGACTGAAGAAGGTCGTTTTGTTGCTTCTCAGCGTGCTGAGGCTGAGGCTAAACAGCCTCTTTGGAATATTGTTAAAGGTGCTACTGAGAAAGTTAAAGATATTGGCACTTCTTCTGTTCAGGATAATATTAGACGTGCTGCTGATAATGTCCGTAATCTTCGTTTTCAAGGCTCAAAATGACTAAATTACCTTTTATTCGTACTCCGTTTAATTACGATACTGATTCTGTTTCCCAGGCTACTGGTTTTTCTGCATCCGATAAAGTTGTTACACAACAACAATTTAAGGATGAAGTTAATCTAAATACTATGGTTTCTCGTTTTGGCATTAATGCAGTTGCTATGCAATCTGCTCGTATGCCTACTTATGGCGACTTTACTGGTGTCTCTGACTATAAGTCTGCCCTGGATGCTATTATGGCTGCTGATGCATCCTTTATGTCGCTCCCTCCTGCTGTTCGGGAGCGTTTTGCTAACGATCCTGCGGCGTTAGTCGATTTCTGTTCTGACGAAGCAAATCGTTCCG